TTACAGTCCTAGAAATATTCTGGGGTGGAGAAGTGAGGTTATAGATGGTGCAAGACAACTCACGCAGTTAAGGTTGTTGGAGAATGTTGTAGAACCTGATGGAAAGTATGGGGAGAAGCAAGTGAAGCAGATCAGAGTTTTAGAACGTGGCAGATATGAGATACATAGAAAAGATAAAAAGAATAGTGAATATAAATTATTTGACGAAGGTGAAATGAGCCTTAAGGATAAGATACCTTTCGCAATCGCATATTCAAATAGAGTTGGATACTACGAAAGCCGCAGCCCTTTGTATGACATAGCAGAATTAAATCTTAAGCATTACCAGATTCAATCAGACCTGGATAATATTTTACATATAAGTTCTGTTCCTTTACTTGCTGTCTTTGGCTATCCAAACGCTGATGAGATAACTACTGGCCCTAGTGAAGCTTTAGCATTACCACCAGAATCAAGACTTGAATATGTAAGCCCATCGGGAGATAGCTATGACAGCCAATTCCAAAGGCTTGGTGATCTAAAAGAACAGATTAATACCTTGTCATTAGCTGCGGTTCTTGGACAGAAGTTAGTGGGCGAATCAGCAGAGGCAAAGCGAATAGATAGATCACAGAATGACAGCACCATGATGGTTATTGCTCAACAGATGCAAGATTTAATTGATAATTGCCTAAGATTTCATAGTGAATATCTAAATGAACCTAATGCTGGCAGCAGCTTTGTAAATAGAGACTTTGTTTCTACAAGGCTTGAGCCACAGGAAATAACAAGCCTGTTAACATTGTTTACTGCTGGCACTATATCCCAGGAGACATTGCTTACACAACTTAGCAGTGGTGAAATTCTTGGTGATGACTTTAATATCGAGGAAGAGATGGAAAGTACGCAAAACGGAGGGTTGGTAGAAATGGAAGCTCCACAAGAACCAGCTACAGATGATGATGAATGAGTACTCCAGAAGCATTTTACAGAGAAGCTATTGATTTAAACAGATATAGTAATAAGGTTCAATTTCAAATTGCAAGTCAGTTTAATGACGTAATTTTAGATGTATTAAGAAAAATTAGGGATGTCGAAGGTAACACTCCAACTTCTCAAGCTAGATTGCAGGCCATATTAAGTCAAATGGTAGAAAGTCTTAAAGGCTGGGAGAATGAAAGCTCCGTTTATATGATTGAAGAAATGCAGAATTTAGCAGAGTTTCAAGTTGGTTTTGTTCAAGATCAATTGCAGAAAGTTATACCTCAAGGAGAATATCAAGTTAATACTGTTGCTGTTTCTCCTGACTTCGCAAAATCTGTTGTAACAAGAGATCCGACTAAACTCACGATCCGATTGCGTGATAAGGATGGAGTATTCAGATCTGCTCAATTCGCTTTAACGGCAAAAAGAGGTTCAGATATTTCATTACCAAATGGTGATACTGTAAAAAAATCATTCAGAGGTGTGGCGGATAGTTCTGCCTCAAGAATATCAAGAGCAATTAGGCTGGGAGTGTTAGAGGGAGAATCGTTGCAAAAAATTACCAGAAGATTAAAAGGTCCAAATCTTAGATTCAATAGTAAACCTCAAAATGCAATCGCTTTAAATAGTGCCTTAAAAAATTCTGAAGGGATGTTGTTATCAAATAAACAAATACAAACTGTTGTTAGAACAACTGTTAATCAAGTGCAGAATGCAGCAAGTCAGGCTGTTTATGCAGCAAATGAAGATATAACAGGTCAATATCAGTATGTTGCAACATTAGATGCAAGGACAAGTTCTATTTGTCAACGGTTAGATGGGCAGTTATTTAAGTATGATCAAGGGCCAGTTCCTCCACAACATTTTAATTGCAGATCCACGACAGTTCCAGTTTTGGATGATGATGTTCTTGCGAGGGCTTTCCCAAATACCAGGCCAAGTGCAACAGGTCGAGTTCCTCAAGATACAAACTATGCAAACTGGCTGAAAGATAATCCTGATATACAAGATAAAGTTTTAGGAAAAAAGGCAAAATATTTTAATTTTTTAATGAGTTCTAAGAGAGGAAACAAACAATTAAATGCTACAAATGCATTAAAGAAAATTATTCGAGAAGATGGTTCAGAGTTAACATTAAAAGAGTTAGCTGATAAATACAAAGATGCCAATTAAGAAAGGAAAGTCTCAAAAAACTATTACTGGAAATATAAAAATGTTGATGAGAGAGGGCAAATCAAGATCACAGGCTGTTGCCATAGCTTTAAGTAACGCAGGCAAAAAGAAAACAGCTAAGAAACGTAAAAAGAAGTAATATAAAAACAGTTACTTTTATTGTTATGCCTAAAGGTGTTGGATATGGTTCTACAATGAAACCAAAGTCAAAGAAAAAAAAGAAGGGAGGCAAGAAATAATGGGATATACTTTTAAAGTTCAAACTTATGACAAGCCAAAAGGCGAATCTCAAAAGTGTGAGACAAAACCAACAGCCGTTAAAAAGGTTAAAAAGGTAAAAAGTGACGAGAAAGTTTAGGCGAGTTGCAAAAGATAAAAAGACAGGTGTTGCCAAAAAATATCTGTCAGGTGCAAAAAACAAAGCAGCGAAAGCTGCTGAAATAAAACGAACTGCGGCTGCCTATAAAAGAGGAGAGTTTATTGATATAAAAGCCGTACAAAAATCACGAGTCAATCAAGATGGCACTAAAAAGAAAAAAAAACGTAAGAAAAGCTCCACCCGCTAAACCTTTAAGTGCCACAGTTATAGAGACACTTAAAAAGAAAGCAAAAAATTCAAGATTTACTCTTACTCAGTTAAAGGCAGTTTATAGAAGAGGACAGGGTGCATATCTTGGAGGTGGATCAAGAAATGTCCCGATGGCTGCCTGGGCAATGGGCCGAGTGAATAGTTTTATTACAGGCAAGGGTGGTGCAAGGAAGGCAGATGCTGATATTATGAGGAAAAAATAATGACACCCTTAACAAAAAGACAAAAAGACACTTTAAAAAAACATTCTGTGCATCACACAAAAAAGCACATGGATTTTATGAAAAGACTTATGAGAAATGGTATATCTTTCACCGAGGCACATAAAAGAGCTCAAGCTAAAGTGGGCAAATGACAATTAGAAAGGGAGGACATGTTTTTGAAGGTTTAAATAAACCGATCAAAACTCCAAGGCACAAATCAGGAAAAGCTGGTGCTGTTGTAGTCAAAATAAAAGGTAAGGAGAAGCTGATTAGGTTTGGTATGCAAGGCGCAGATAATAAACCACCAAGAAAAGGAGAATCAGAAGCTGATAAGAAAAAAAGAGCAGCTTTTAAGGCTAGATTTGCACGACTTATTAAGAAAGGACCTAGCAGTGCGGCTTATTGGGCTGACAAAACACGTTGGTAAGATAATATATATATTAATTATTGTTAAAATTTATTTATGGCAGAAGAACCAATCAAGCCAAATCCACCTGTTGATACAGCAGAAGTTGAAGCCTTGAGAGAAAGCGTTAGAAAGCTTGAGGCAAACAACAAAAAATTGATGGATCAATATGTTAAAGCCCAGGAAACTGCAAAAGCTGTTCCTCCTGATGTTGATGTAAATGCCTTGATTGCTTTTAAGCAGCAAAAAGAGCAAGAAGAATTAGAAGCAAAAGGCAGATATGATGAGGCGATTGCAAAACAGGCTCAACAATACAGAGACGCTGAAGAGGCTAAAAATAAAAAAATTCAAGAACTTGAAGCAAGACAAAGGCAGCTTGAAGTAGAAGCACCAGCAGTGACAGCCCTTGCTGATGTGGTTCACGATCCCCAGTATGTTTTGAGTCGCATCAGCAAGGATCAACTATCAAGAGAAGCAGATGGAACAGTGGTTGTTGTTGATGGATATAACAGAACTCCTGTTAAAGAATGGGCGATGTCTCAAATGCCTCAATGGGTGCAGAAAAATCCAAGACCACAGGGGGGTGGTGCTGCAACGACAAAAGTTCAGACAGAATTTGTAGCAGCTGGTGAAAAGAATCCATTTGCTCCAGAATCTTTTAACCTTACAGAACAAAGCAGATTATATAGAACAGATATTAATAAATACAATATGCTCAAAAACGCAGTTAACAGTTAGTATAGGTTTATCTAGTTTGCACTGGCTAGGGTTTGCACCCGAAGGTAAACATATTAATTAAATTCTAATGGCGACATTAAGAAGTGATTTAATTATTCCTGAGGTGTTCACCCCCTACTTAATTGAAGCTACTACTCAGACAGATAGCTTTTTACAGAGTGGGGTTGTGCAACCTTTAGCAGAATTAAATCTATCCGCAGATCGTGGGGGTGATTTCGTGAAACTCCCATTTTACAAGGCAAATTTATCTGGTGATTTTGAAGTTTTAACAGATTCAACATCATTAACACCAGGCAAGATCACAGCAGACAACCAAATAGGAGTTGTCTTACATCGTGGACGTGCATTCTCTTCTCGTGACTTAGCTTCTCTTGCAGTTGGTGGCGGTCTTGATCCTATGGCTGCCATTGCTCAGAAGATGGCGGCATACATAAACAACCAAAAGCAAAAGGATTTATATTCTTGCTTAACTGGTGCGTTTGGTT